CGGTCGTAGGGGTCAACTTTACCCCCCGGCGCCTTGCCGGGCCCGGCCCCGATGCCCGCGCCGCAGGTGGCGACGAAGCGGGCGGCCCGTTCCATCCACACGGCAGAGGGGAGGCGCTCGGGTTCGGGGGCCCATTCCTTTGCCGGGCTCTTTCCGGGGGCATGGAAGACAGGGCGGCAAGGCTCCAGCCGGAGGGCTTCGCAGGCTTCCCGGTAGCTCAGGTTCTGGAACAGCCGCAGGAACTCAATGGCATCCCCATGCGCGCCGCAGCCGCGGCACAGGAAGCGCCCGCCCGTCGCGCCGCTTTTGTGCTCCGGCCACACAATGAACCTGTCGGTACCGCCACAGTGCGGGCAAGGCCCGGCCCATTCGCCGCCGCCTTTGTGTTTTCCCCATCCGTCAGGAAGGAAATCGAGAAGGTTCATGGGGTAACCCCCAATGCTTCGCATATGGCGAGGAAAAGAGCCTTATGCTGCTTGCGGATCGCCTTGTATTCGGTCCCCACTGCGAATCTCTTTCCGTTCCATCCTATTACGTACTTATTTCTGGCAGCCGGAATCGTGGTCCAGACGCCATTGCTTTTTTTCATCCGGCGGGAACCAGCATCAATATCCCGGCTCGCCACGACCTTGCCCCACTCAGACCCCTTGGCGGGTACAACTTCTATGCTCCACTCTTTGAAAGAAAACTTGTGCATATGTTTCCCCACTTCTTGGCTTCCAAAGTTCCGATTCGCCGCCCTCTAAAGACTAAATGCCTGAGGGGTGGAATGTGAATGTTCCACCCCCTCAGGCTTCTTTAGAAGGGAACAATCGGAACATCGGAACATTGGCGAAATAATTGATCTTTTTTTCATGTTCCGGGGGCTTTGGAACAAACACCCCGGAACATTATATTATTTCATTGAAATTATTAGATTAATCCAATGTTCCGGCCAAAGTGGAACATTGCGGAACATCGGAACATTGGGCGGGAGGATAGAGATGCTTGGCCTTCCTGCCGGGAAGCTCCATTTCGATCAGCAATCCCAGCTCCACGGCTTTCTCACGAGCTTTTCGGGAACGGGAAACTCCCCATCCAAAAGCCTCTTGTCCCCCACGGGAAACGCTCAACGGCTTTTCCCCGGCGCGTTGCCGCCGCTCCACCTCTTCCGCAAGCTGGTGGGCATCCCACACCACATCGCTTTCCTCTTGCCGCGCATCGGGATCCACGCGGTAGAGCAGGCCGTAATCATCGCGCCCGAGGTAGTAACGCGGCTCCGGGCCGCCCGAGTTCTTCTTGCCCACACGCACGGCGAGAAAGGCCCCGTCATACTTCCCGGAGGCTGGTTCACCAATACGTTTCTGGGCGATGGCCGCCCCCAGCGGGGCAACCAGCATTCCCCAGCGGATGCACCCGGCAAGGGCGGAAGCCCCGCGCATCGCCGTCTGGGTCAACGCCCGGGCAAGTTCCCTCGGGTCTTCGATGAGATCGCCGCTGGTCTTGTTGGAATGGTGCAGCAGGATGATGTTGCAGCCGTAGGCGTCGATGAGCCCTTCCAGCAGCCCGCAAAAGGCGGTCATGGTCGGGTTGTCGTTTTCGTCCACGCCCGAAAAGCGGGCCAGCGTGTCCAGCACCAGCAGCCGGGGGCGGATGGCGTCGAGAATGCCACGCAAATCCTCATAATTGGCCGTGGGCTCCACCACGCCGCCGACCGCCCGGCACAGGTTCACCCCGCCGTGGACCGGAATGCCGTAAAGGTTGGCCGCGGCCTGTTCCCGCAAATCCTCCGGCACCTGTTCCAAAGCGTGATGCACCCGCCTGTGGATGGTCAGCGCGTCGTCTTCCGCGCTCAGGTAGACCACGGGCTCGGGGGCGGCGGTGTGCCACGCTCCCACAAGGGACGTGCCGCTGGCTACGGCCACGCAAAGCTGGATGGCGAGGCTTCCCTTGCCCGCGCCGGGAGGCCCGACGATGGCCCCCAGACTGTTCAGCCGAAAGCTCTTGTCGAGCAGCCAGTCAAAGGCGGGCGGGTATTCCCGCAGGTAACGGACGCCGGAAAACTGCGAGAGGTCGACTTGCAAGGGACGCCGGGGCTGCGGCGCGGCTTCCGGCTCGGCCCCGCCTTCGATTTCGGCGGCACGGGCCTCCACCACGGCGCGGATTTCTTCCTGAGTCTGGGGAACGCCGCTCATGCCGCACCTCCCCGATCCGAGCCGTACATGTCTTCCGGCGGGCAGAGGTCAAAGATGGCCCGGCGCACTTCCTCCACAATGGCGAGATAGCAGGAGGCCCGATCCGCGTCCTCGGAAGTGAGGTTGTTGCCCTCGCCCGCGTTCCATTCCAGAAGCTGGACAAGGCCACCCGTCAGGCTGTCGAGCCTGCGCCACGTCTTTACCTGTTCAGGCGTCAGCATCGGTGGCCTCCTTGGGTTCCGGCTTCCACAGAACGCCGTCAGTTTCATCAGAAAAAAGCGTACTCAACGGAAAGGCCAGTTCGCCACGGGCAATCATCAGCTTGTCGTGAAGAAGGCTGAATGTAAGCGTCAAGCCCATACGGAACCCGAGGGAAGGTTCGGATTCAGCGGCGAACGTATTGGCCACGGCCTCTTCAAGGAACACGGCAAGGTTTTGGGCATCCTCAAGGATTCCGACCTCGGTGTCATGCCGCAAGCAAGAGGGGACACTTTTCGCGTCCACAAGATAGGGTTTGATGCGTCTGGTCTGGTTCATTCCTTATCCCCTTCCTCGGCCTCTTCCTGCCGCTCTATAAAGTCTTCAAGCAGGCGGCTTGCCTGTTGCGCCATAAGTACAGCCGTCCGCATCCGCGAAAGCCCCTCATCAATCCATGTCCGGGAATCATAGGACAGGCCCTGCAACGTGCCGGAGAGATGGTCCCGGGAGAAATTGCGGCGCGGGGTCACGGCGTCCAGAAGGGCCGGGTACAGGCCCCCGGTGAGCCGATGGTATTTGCGCTCAAGCTCACTGGCCTTCTGCCGGGTTTCCCCCGTGAAGGCGCACCATTCCGAGTAAAGATCGGTGAGCCCGGCCTGTTGAGCCTTCAACACCGCCAAGAGTTCGGCCTTGCGGGAGTCGCGGCAGGGGGTATCGTCGCTCACGGGGAGATAGCCGGACTGGTTCATTTCGCACCTCTCATGGTCAAGTCGTCGGCCCCGCGCCGAGCCCGGTATTTGCCCATCATGTTCAGGTCGTTTTCAAGGGCAAGACGGAAAGCCTTGATCACGTCGACGTGGTACGCCTTGACGCTCCCAAAACGGCTGTCCTCGATTTCCCGAACGGCGCAGTCCATGCGGCGGGAAAGCTCGGAGAGTTTCCGGCCCGCGACTTGATAGGCGGGGGGAGTGTCCGCAAAAACCTCGCGGAACCACGGGATCGCCTTCACGGTCTTGTAGTCCCGGCCCCGCCCGAGTTCATCCTCAAGGGCTGCGGCCCTGCGGACGGCCACAGAAGCGGTCGCCATCGCGGAGGCTTCGCGCCGGGTGCCGATTTGGGATTTGGTGCGGATGGCCTCGTCGCGCTGACGTTCGGCAAGGTGGCGCTGTTCACGCTCGAATTTGTACCGTTGGAGCAAAGTGATCCCGAAATCGGGATCATCAAGAATGCGATCCACGACCTCTTCCGTAGCGTACAGACCGTGTTTACGAATGGAGGGAATGACGTCGCCAGCCATCCATTTCTGAAAAGGAAGGGCAACGGGCTTGTCGGAACGGCTAAGAAAAAAATAGAGCCCCTGCTCGGAAATGATGAGCATTTCCTGTTCACCACCAAGGGTCATAATCGGATTACGACCCTTCCATTCATCGGGCACAGATTGGAAAAGATTATTGAGCTGCCTGAGCGAATTTTCAGGATATCCCAATGCCTTCGCAACGTCCTTCGCCACAAACCAAGGTTCGTCGTTGCGTTCTACGATGCGGACGGTACCGAATGAGGGATGAGAAAAGACGGGAAAATTAGACATGATGCACCTCGTGGTAATTAAAGGGTTGGGCACAAAAAAAGGCAAAACGACGCTCCCCGGCTTACCACAGCCGCCGGGGCCTCACGGACACCCGGACGTCGTTTTGCCAATATGTACCCAACACCCAAAGAGGTGCTTTGGTGGCAAAAACAAGAAAAACCGCACTTCTCACCGTGTGGGGCACGGCAAAGGCGACGGATACGCCTGTGGTAATTAGGGACGTTCAGAATGCCGAAGACGGGCATACGTGTCAAGCATTCGCGCTGGGATTCGGCAAGGGCCTTCTGCTGTTCCACGGCCTGCCGGATTTCCACCTCGGCAGCCAGAGCGCGGAGGGCATCGGCATAGGTTTGAGGCAGAGAGGGGTTGCGTCCGGCAAGCTCCCGCTCCATGTCGTTGAACCGGGCGATATAGGCTTCCTTGATACGCATGGCCTCGGGCGTGGTGTATGCCATCGCCACCATCATGAACCCGTCTTTGGAGAGCAGGTACATGGGGAGCTTGCGCCCTGTGCTGTCGGTGTATTCACTGACTTGAAAGTTTAAGGCAGTAAAAGATTCCGAACACTTATCAATCGTTCTCCGAATGTCGTTCAACACGTTGAAGTGTTCCTTCCCGAAGTGTTCGGCCACCTGAAGCGACGTGACGGCGGGAACCTCCTTCCCGTTGATTTCCCTCAAGGCGATTTCGATCATGCTCATTGCGCGCCTCCCGCAAGAAAGAGTTCAGGCGCGGCGCAAACAGCCAGCAGAAGGCCGAACAGGGCCACTACCGCGGGCTTGTAGAGGACGCGGGACACGGCCCGGCAGAAAGAAAGAACGGAGAGGATGCGCCGGGCGGCGTGGCGGTCGTGAAGGCGGCTCACCAAAGAGGAGCCGGAGTATTCAAGTATGGACATGGGTATCTCCCGGATATGCGTCATGATTCCCGGCCAGCGTGAAGGCTTCCGGGTGAACGGCTTTTTGTCGTCGTGGAGCGGGGTACCCGGCAGAGGCGAGAGGCCTTGCCCCTGCCGGGCCGTGCTCTAGAAATCGTCGCGGGGTTCCTTGGTGGTCTGTGCAATCACGCAATGACAGCCGCGGGCCACGTAATCCTGAACGAACAATTCCGCGCTGGACTTGGTGAAGCACCAATGAAGGCGAAAGGGTTCCGTTTCAGACGTGTTGGGCGCAAAGACGATGCACAACCACCACTTGCCGGATTCGTAATCATCCTTGACGGACAGCCTGCTCAAAACACGCTGGCGGGCTTCCTCGGCTGCCTCCTTCTCCTTGCGGGTGTCTTCCGCATAGGTGGCAAAGAAGGCGTCGAGCCCACGGGCAGGACGGTTGACGCGGGAGGGAGTTTCGGGAATGTTGTCGGTAGCCATGATTCACACCTCTTATGTGTGGGTTGAGGTTAGGCCCGTCTTGGTGTTGCGACCACCTTGGCGGGCTGTCTTTTTGTTGCCCTTCCGTTAAACATGTTTTACAAAAGGCTAACAAATAAGTCAAGAAATTTTTTCCTTTTGTAAAACAAAAATGAGGAGTAAAACTTATGTTAACCAGTAATATAAAGCAGTTAATGAAGCAGAAAAAACTCACTATGCGAGATATGGAAACCTTGACTGGAATGTCTTTACGCACGCTTAACAAGGCCCGGCAGGATGAAGGTATCGCCGAATGCCGCCTTTCCACTCTGGGCCGGATAGCGAAAGCCCTCGGAGTCCCGATCAAAAAGCTGTTTGACGGGGAATGGGAGCCGCAGGAAGGGGACGATAACGACAAGGCGAAGA